TGATAGGTAGGAGTCAGACTTCATGTCTGCTTCCCAGCGCTTTGTAACGGCTTCTAGTTCAGCCTTGGCAAAGTCTGCCTCTACTTCTGCAAGTTTTGCCGTCGCTGCTGGATCGCCAGCAATAGCCTTTGCAACGGCATCAACAGAATCAGACACACCAAACTTACTAGCCAAAGCGGTAACAGCAGAAGCACCCATAGGACCAGCGACAGCCATTGCCAGCGTGGGTGCGACACCCTTGAGAAGATTGAGTAAGTCATTCATTTGCTTTCCTTGAGTTCTCGTTTGAGTTTACGCAACTCCTTGATTTCCTGTTTTAACTGCGCTCGCATATACAAAGTCTCTACATACGCCATTGAGGTTACACCCACAACAATACACAGCATCACGGCAATTAAAACCCACCAGATAAGTTTGACAGTTGCCACATTAGCCATCCAAAGATCAATGAAATAAACATAACAGCGACAAAGCTACTTATCTTCTCAATCTGGTGAATCTCCTCTTCTTCTTGTTTCCATCTAGCAATTCGAGCCTTCCTTATCATCTCTGACCTCGCCCAAGATTGCTCCTGTTCGATCTTGCCGTACATTACCAAAAATCTGCCATACAAATCTTTTAACTCTGCTGGCGCGTAGACCATTGCCTCTCGCACCTGTTCTAACAACTTCTCCATCTGCAACTCAACTAGCACCCTCTCGATTGCTTTTTTGCTGGTGTTCTGTGTTGGGTCATAGTTAGTCTTGCTTGTCTCTTCTAGTTCTATGTAGTAGTTGTTAATCTGCTGTTGTGTGTCAAAGAGCAATCCAAGATTTTCACCAATGTCCTTGATTAGATTTAGTTCTAGTTGTTCGTAGGATTGTGTGGCTGGTTTTGCTTTGGCTGCTGGCTTGGCTGGCGCTTTCGCCACAGGCTTTGCCGTATCGTTGACATTCTTTTCTTTAGGTGCGAATAGTCCGATAAACCAACTAAAAATACTCTTGATTGCCTTAACATCGTCCAAGACTCCCTCGGCAGTCTTCTTAGCAGACTCAAGCTGAATACGACCTTGGTGTAGAAAGTCGCACCCCTGCTTGATAGCGCTGACAGCGCCTTGTGCCAATAAGAGGAGACTGAAAGGGTCAATGCTTTACCTCTTTATAAATCTGGTAGCACTTATGGCAGATCATCAAGACGGTGTAGATCAGAGTCGCCCATATCAATATCTCGCTGACCTGATAGCCAGCGACAGTCGCAAGGGATACTCCGACTGGAGGTGCTACCTTGGCAACGATTGCAGCAGCGCCTTCAGTTGTGTGCTCACTCGTCATGGCTGCTCACCCCAGCTCTGAGCGCCTACTACTGCTATCAATGCTGGTACATCGGCAGCGCCAGAGATTGCAGCTACAAGCCTTGTGCATTCAGTTATCACGCCAGCTCTGTAAGTAGCAACAGCCGTAGGAATAGCGACATCACGCTCTGCCTTACGAATCACCATCCAATCTGTCTGAGCCAATAACTTGTTAGCCGTGTCCTTGACTTGTGCAGTCCAGTTTGACTTTAAGCCCTTGGTGACCAAGCGTTCTGTGGAGTCAACCTTTGCGGGTTCACCATCAACTACGCCAAGAACTTTGACATACATGGGGTTGCCATCTTCGTCTGACTCTTCCCTGTCGTTCAAGAGTTTAGGGTTGTCTACGCCCCAGTAAAACTGATCGTTGTATGTTGTGGTTACATCTGCAACCTCTGTGATGCCGACTGCTTGCTTCTCAGCAAGGCTTGTTAGGCGTAGCCAGTTGGCAGGGTATGAAGTTCCATCAATGGTGAATGGAGTATCAAGTGGGATTACTGTGTCGTTGTGTTTAAACATATATCACCTTGCAAGAGAATTTTTAAATGGGTTTTCGGCAAAGCAGGCGTAAATAAAAGTTGCGCCACTTATATTTAACTCGCCAGCACCAGAATCTCTTATTTTTAATCCATTAGATAAAAAATCTAATATTGAATTTACTCCAGTTGCTTCTGCACTAGATAAATTTGGATACAGAATTTGTGTTGTCAAGTTGTAAGTATTTCTAGCAGAATCATAAATATACCAATATGTAGAATTTGTTGATGATTTAATCATTACCCACCGAGGTCTAAATCCTGTATAAATAAATGGTCCATCAGAAGAAGCATTTGCCGTGTACGAACCAAATGCTGAATACCCTGCTACTGCGGAAAAGCAGTAGGCTACATAGGTATTGGTGCTTCCATTCATTCCAGCATTGCTTCCAACAGAAAATACTGAAGATGTTGGAGAAGTGTTATTCCAATATGTGCTACTTGCTACTGAACCAGATGTAGTATTTAAAAATAATGCACTTGTATTGCCTACGCTTGCATGATAAGTACGCCAGTCATATCCTGTATCACGACCCTTAATAATAATCATTTGTGGCGCAACACCCAACCCATGACCAACAGTAGCGTTAGCACCCGTACCCGTATAAGTCACCACGCTAAAGCCTTGCGTAGCACCCGCACTTACAGTTGATGTGATAGAGCCGTTAGTGTTGGTTACGCCTGTTCCATTGGCTTTCCATTGCCATCCAATGTATGTCTGCGTATTTTCATTTATTGCGCCATCAGTACCAACGCTAAATCCATCAGAATTAAAAGCAGTTAGTAATTGTGCGGAAGTGTCTTCTGCATCAGTCGTATTTGATACAAGACGCTTTTGTACCCCACGAACAACATCAAACAAAGCGTGACCAGAAGTGCTACTGCGTTCCTTTATCCACACAAAATCAGGTTGAAATCCCACGCCAGTTACAGACCTTGCAGACCCAGTACCCGTATAAGTCGTAGCCGCCATATAAGCCGCACCATTCTTGATGGTTGATGCGGGTAGGTTATAGGTGTTTAGAGCAACAAAGCCAGTTGGGGGTGTGTAGGAGAATGGGCGTTGACCGAAGTTGGCAGAAAACGCACCAGTTGCCGCAGTTGTGCTTGGAGTAATGTAATAAGCAGTATCACCAACAATAGTTAATCCTGTTTTCTGACCTTGACTTGTATTATTTTTATAAAATGTAATTGTTCCATTAACGCCATCAACCGCAACGCCAATCACATCATTGGTTGTGTAACTTGCACCATAAGCAGAGTAGGTAGAGTTATCGTAATATTGACCATCACTACTTCTGTATACATATAAACCACCAGTAACACTACGAACACCAACATAAGCATAAGCAGATGATGGCGCAGTTGTTAAAGTAAATTCTGCATAATACTTTCCTGTATTTACAGCGACTGTGCTATAAACAGAAGCAACGGCTGTTGAACTTATATCTAAATTTCCATTAGACAATGTATAGCCAGAACCAGCCAATGTCAAAGGATTCAAAACACAATAATTACTACTCAATGAACCCACAGTAGGCGAGTCCACCATGCTGTCGTATGTAACACCAGCAGTCACGCTAATGTTGTTAGGTGTCCAGTTGTTGCCGTTGCCAGAATAGTCCTTGCCGATAGTGGCGGCTGTGTTGTTGCTGTTATCGCTAAAGTTCAGTTCAAAGCCATTTGTGCCGTAAGTACCAGAATATGCTTTTGGTTTCCATACGCCTGTAATTGAATCTGTTTCACCAAATGATGATGGGGTTAATTGTTGACCATCAATCAGTTGTGTTTCTGCTATGTACCCATCAAAGTACAAACTAGATGCGCCATGACGACCAATGTAATGAGCAACAGTTGTGTTTACATAAGAGTTTGTTCCAGAACCGCTAGTAGTTACTGCTGTTTGAACACCATTTACATAAATTTTTGCTTGATTGCTAAGACCACTTAAACTGCTGTCATATGCAAACACTAAGTGATACCAAGCACTAGGGTCACGATAAACTGCGTTAGTTTGAACAGCCCAATTTGTTGTAGAACTTGTGTCTGTTTCCCAAAGAATGGCTTGACTACCTCCACCATACATACGAATATATGTCTGGTTTGTCGTACTTGCACCAGCCGCAAATAGCATTTCATCTTGGATTGCACCAAGTTTTACCCACATACTTAGCGTGTATTTAGATGAACTTGTTGAACTTGCTGGTGTCCGATTAAAGTAGGCAGTAGCACTAGAGCGCAACCGCACACTACGGGCGATGGTGTAGCCGCTAGGTCTTGTCAGCAGAGTATCTTTTGATGCAAACATTATGCGAATGCCTGTGCGTAAGTGCCGTACCAGTTAGTGCCGTCAGCCACAAAGGTCAAGATGTCTCGCCCTGTGGTTGCCGTAGTGGTCAATGTTGGTGCAGTTCCACCAGCCCACTTAACACTTGTGAATGTCGCTGTGCGTGAGCCTGTGCCATCTTGCACCGCTATCAGAATGAATGACTTACCAGCCACATTAGTCGGCATGGTGAATGTGCAGTTACCCGTCATGGTTACTGTCTGCACAGTTCCATTGGTAAGTGCCAAGGTTTGGGTTGTGCCTGAGTTACCGATAGCCACAACAGACTCAACATAGTTGGTGACTGTGGGATTGTTAACGGTAGGGCTAGTACCCAATACATTTGCGCCACTACCTGTGCTTGTTCCTACACCTGTACCGCCCTTGGTAACCTTGAGCAATGGACCAGCATCAAACAGAGCGTCGATTAAATCGAGGTCCGTATTTATTTTTGTCCCCCACGTGTCAGTACTAGCCCCAACTTCGGGCTTAGTAAGTAAAAGGTTGGATGTTGTTGAATCTGCCATATTTCACCTTCATGCTGGGACTTGCGTCCATGTTTCTGAATTGTCTGATATTTCCGACCAATTTTCCGATGTGTCTGAGACGGGACTCCAACTCTCCGATGTATCCGCGACTGGTGTCCAATCTTCCGATGTGTCAGATTGTGCTGTCCAAGTCTCTGGCGTGTCGTCTTGTCTGTCCCAATAAAAGTACCCAACATTGCCAACAGCGCCAGCAATGATTTCCCCAATTATCTCAAGAGTTCTAGCATTCTGTGCGTCACCAACCTCAAGTGATGAAGATACGCCAGACAGCTCAATCACGGTAGCAGACGATGCCACCATAGTTCCAACATCACCAGTAGACGAATTACCAGAGATGGAGACAGATACGCTATTGACTACTGAGTCAACCGCGCCAGTTGATTGATTTCCATCAATGCCAAACGCCTTGCCGACAGTACCGACTGCCGTTGTTGAGGAGACTCCAGAGATGGATAGCGTGACAGATAAGCCGACAGACCCGACATTGCCTGTGCCGACTACGCCATCCTCTTGCTCAGACACATTGACAGTTATGGCGTGGGTGCGTACCTCCGCAAGACTACCAACGGCAGTCGTTGATGAGTTGCCAGTTATCGCTTTTGATGTTGCGCCTCTAGTAACAGAGCCGACCGCAGTTGTTGACGAGTTTCCAGTTATGGCGTGAGTGCGTACCTCTGCAACGCTACCAACGGCAGTCGTTGAAGAGTTACCAGTTATGGCGTGAGTGCGTGTTTCCGCAACACTTCCAACGGCAGTTGTGGACGCATTGCCAGTTATGGCGTGGGTTCGTGTTTCTGCAACGCTGCCAACGGCAGTTGTTGACGAGTTACCCGTTATGGCAACAGATGTCGCACCAGTAACGCTACCAACACTACCAGTTGCAGTCGTCCCGTCTTCTTGCTTAGATATTGTCTCTGTAACGCTGCCAACAGCAGTCGTTGATGCGTTACCTGTAACGGCATGGGTGCGTACCTCCGCAAGACTACCAACGGCAGTCGTTGATGAGTTGCCAGATATTGCTACGGTCTTGACTGGTACGACAGAGCCAACATTACCAGTAGCTGCGTTGCCGTTTAGAGCTGTATAGCCAACTCCATACTTTCCTACGCCATAGTTAGCGCCACCATATACGCCATAAGGGTATATGGTGCTTGCATAATTACCTGAGCCGTAATTAGCAGAGCCGTAAGCAGCCATGTTGCTGCCCCTTAAATTTAAGCGAGTCTGATCAAGCCTGTGCTTGCATCATTCGTCGGCATGGTGAGTGTAAAAGTTCCTGCGGTAACGGTCTGTGAACCAAAGGTGTGGACGCTAACAGCCTTGTTACTTTGTGTGCTGTTATACAAAAGCACGCAGTCAAATGCAGTAGATAAAGTCACATTGGTGTATGTGATGCTGGCGCTTGGAGTCACAAATGCAGTAGTACCGCTTGTGCTTGGCGCTGTGCCAAATGTCACCGCAACGCCACCTGCTGTGTAGTTAGTTCCAGTAACTTCGCCAGTTGTTGTGTACGCAGTAGTTGAAGCGTTGATGGTTGCGGATGCCAAAAATAAGGCAGCCTTAAACGAATCAGCAGTCGTGGCTGCGCGAATAACGCCTGTACCAAAGTTGTGGTGACCTACTAGTAATTCGCCCTTGAACGAAGTACACATTGCTTGAGTATTTGCCATGATGGTTTCCTTATCCTAAAGATTGAGCGACTGGTTCACCAGTCACAGTCATGCGTTTTAGAGTCATATCGACTGAACGATGCACAAGCTCGCCTTCTAGCCAATACTCAACCCAACGAGTTGTCTCGTTGTCATTGTCAATTATCCCCTCTTTTTTCTCAAGAAGAGAGTCGTCCATTTCGCCTTTTGTTGTGTTTACTAGCATTGCTTATCCCAAAGTTCTTGCGCGAGTGATTAGAGTGCCACCAGATGTAGCGCCACGGTCATCGGCTTGTTTGACCTCTTCAAGACCCGTCTTGTAGAGCGATGCCCATGTCGTGATTCTCGCATCATCTTGCAGATAAGGAGCTGCTTGCATGAGAGCACCATATAAGTAAACCTTTGCGTAATAGGTGAGTTCACTTGTGTATGAGGAGTCTGGTATCGGTAAAAAGCGAAACTGCCCACCCACCACGCTGAAATACGCTGGCTTAGTGGACGATGTGTAGATGGTTGACAGGTTGTCCATTGAGTCAATGGTCTCAAACTGCAACGGTGTTGGGGGGCTGGTGTTTAACTTGAAGGACTTAACCTCAAGAAAATCGTCGGGTACGGCAGCGTACTCGGTGTCAATGGTTGCAGTAGAGCGCAACAGCATCTGTCTGGTGCGCAGATTACGCTCGATCTGAGCCTCTGCCAAACTAATAAAGTCAGGAATAGCAGTAGTCAGGTCTGAGCGATTAAGCCAGTCTCCGACAGAAGTCTTCAGCTCGTTATAAGTGGTTAACGCCATCTTCAGCCTTTTCTGCTTTCTCCAAGTCGCGCATCACCCAAGTGTGATCGTGCTTGAATTCAAATGTCCCAATGTGTCCGATCTCTTTGGACACATCATGGTCTATGTAGATTTTAAAGCCAGCCGACTGTGCTTTACGACAGAAGAAAACATCCTCGCCAACATACCCGCGCTTGTCATTGCGCCAAGGAGTCTCAAACCAAGGTTCTGTTAAAGCCTCGAAGACCTTGCGTTTGATGAGCATCACGCCCATGCCGATAGAGCCGACTTCCTCAATCCCTGTGGAGTCTGGCATTGTGTAGATGAGCACGCGCTCACCGTTCTCGTCATAGCGCTGGGCAGTTGGTCCTGTCGGCATCCTGCGCCTTGCGCAGTTGGTTGCCACGACATCCAAGTCATGCGCCAAGAGTCTCTCAATCATGTCTTGCGGGAAGGTCATGTCTGAGTCCACAAACAAGATATGGGTACAACCCTCAGCCATTGCGTCTAGGCACAGATCAGCACGCTGGGTCTGGATAAGTGTTCCTTGCATAATCTTCAAGGACACGGCATCAGTCGTGTTGATAGTGTGGTGCGCCACCATGTTCACCATACAGAAGGTGAAATTAGCGTGAACCATGTCACGCGCTGGTGTGCAGACTGCAATGTAGTTTGGTGTCATATTTTTCCTGCTCTTGTTCTGAAATATTTGTTGTCAACGTCGTTTAACCATTTTTTCATGTACTCCTGATCATCTAACTTTCCTTCAGCCTTGAGCTGAAAGTAGATAGACATCGGGATGCTGGCGACTCTGCTCCACTCGCCCCACCGAGCACGCTCATCAACCTGTGCGTACTCTTGCTTATTCTCTTCAATGATCGCAGTCACATCTTGCTGCGTCTGTATCGTTGCCTGATTCGTTTCGTCGTCGTAATGGAATGTGCGCGTGATCCCTTGATCAGCGTCTGTACTAAATAATCTTTTTTCAATCATGTAAAAAAAGGGTCTGAGTTTCCCCAGACCCTTCGTTAGTTCAATTAAGAAGTAACCAAGTCAGCAGCAATACCGTGGGCATTTTCT